CTCTTAGGTCGAATGTTCTAACACCATCAACTGTAATCTTACCGTAGAAACGGTTGTTCACCATCTTCTTAGCGTATCTTGTCATGATACCCTTGATTGGTGTAAAGTTGAATGGGTTGTACATTGTTGGAGTCAACTGTAGAGGTACGTATGGAGCGTATACATATCCTGTGTCAAGTAATGATGAACCCTTGTGTCCCAACAATACTGTGTTTGGTGGGAAGTATGGGTCACGGTAAACTTGATATCTACCTGATAATGTACCAACTCTTTCGATACCCATGTTGTAGTTGTCCTGGTCAGGTGCCGCGTTTGAAACGTGGAAGTACTCAAGGTCATCGAAGATTGCTGAAATCTCTGAAGATACAACAATCCAGTTAGCACCACCTCTTAGAGTTGATTTATGGATTTGTGCAGAAATCTGATTGATTGCAGTAATCAATGTCTGATTCCAATCCTTTTGGTTGTAGTTGACAGAACCGTTAGATACTCTCTTCCAACCGTTGTAGTCCCATCTTAATGACCAAGCCGCACCTTTTCTTAAGTCTCTTAAAATCTCACGGTCAATCTCTGCTGCAACCTGCTCTGACAACAATGCTGTCAATTCAGCTTCCGCATCAATGTTGTGGAATGCAGAGACGTCTTGTGCGAGTTCTGGTGACCACTGAGCTCTTAACTTTCTTTCTGTAACAGAAACAGTAACAGCTTCTAAGTCGAATGAAACTTCACCGATAGCGTCTTCGAATTCTAATGTCTCGTATACTCTGTATGAACCATAGAAAGTATCTCCTGAAGCAACTGTTGAACCTGTGTATCCGTCGATTGATTCAGTTCCAATTTCAACTGGTGTAGAGAAGTCAACCTCCAAGTAGATTCTACCTTCAACGTCACATACGTTGTCGTACTTTCCACCAGGACCTGGGTAAGAACCACTGTAGAAAGTAGTCTGTTGCTCGTTACCATAGTTTACAATACCCTTACCGTACTTCTGAGTTACAACTCTGAAGTTCCAGAATTCAGTGCTTGAACCTAATCCCGCTTGGTCAGAAACTTCTAGTGAAGCCAAGAAGTCTTCAGTATCCATTTCTTGTCCGTCAGGACCGATTAATTTACTAGCACCTGCAGATGAGAATCCTGTCATCATAAAGATTAATGACCTTACATTACCTGACGCAACACTACCTGTACCACCATTAGCGACTGATAATGCGTTTCCTAATGTAGTTGCAGTTAAAACACCACCGTTCCATACAACAGGAATTAATGTTGGTGTTTGCTCTTCGTAAGCACCCTTTGAGTAATCGAACAACCCAGCTGGGTCTGAATTTGGTGTACTACCTTCGTAGAAACGGTCGTACAAGTTAGTTGAATTTGTGTAACCTGAATCTGTTGTAGATGGACCGTTTGGTGCTCCGAATGGAGGAACGTGTGTTCCATCAGCGTTTCTGTTCTGAATCTTTGGAACAAAGTAGAACAACTTACCGATTGGTAGGTTCATAGCTTGTACTGAAACGATATCGTTAGCCAATAACTTAGAGAAAACTCTTCTTACTATTGGGAAAACAACTGTTTCGAAAGAACCTGAACTGTCAGATGCCGCCGCTTCGTTTATCAAATATGATGCTTGGTTCTCATATAACTGAGCCATATTTTCTTTAGTGTGGCCTTTAAGACCATCGAGGAACCCTAATTTGTCCCACTTGTTAATTGTGTCCTCCTTGATAACCTTAAGGTGCTTAAGACCGATGTTACCAACTAGACCTGATTCTAATAATGCTCCCATTTTAATATTTTTTAAGGAAATTTATTTTTATTTTAATTTACTCATTAAATCTCTCATTCTTAAGAACTGAGGATTTTCATAAGTTTTACTTTCGATAAGATTGTTTGCTGAACCTTTAGTTGGAGTTTTAGTAACTTTAGATTGTACTGATTCAGTAACAACGTTAGTTTCTTTTCCACCTAAATCTTCTTTAACTGTCTTATATAAAGATTTCGATTCTTTAAGAGTCTCGACACCATCGAAACGTCTTAAAATATTTATTTTCTCTTGCTTCGTAGTAGAATGCTCAGTGAATAAACGAGTAGCGTAAGCTAAATTAGAATTGAAAACAGCCACTTCGTTAAGTTTCTCTTTGAAAACATTAAGTGCCTTACGGTACTCTTCATTTTTCTCTCTAAGTTGTTTAACTTCTGCTTTTAATTCTTCATTTTCTCTTACCGCAGGTCTTAATCTACCCTTAGCATATTTTCTCACCTCTTCGGGTGCTGATTTAGCGTTTGGGTACTTTCTTAAAGACGCATTAGTTCTAGCAGTTTCAGTGGTTTCACCTTCGTTACTTTCGTAATCTCTGTGTGACTTAGACTCATCGCCTTTGTTTCCACCGTAATCACCTTCGTTAGTTTCGTAATCTCTGTGTGACTTAGACTCATCGCCTTTGTTTCCACCGTAATCACCTTCGTTAGTTTCGTAATCTCTGTGGGACTTAGACTCATCGCCTTTGTTTCCACCGTAATCACCTTCGTTAGTTTCGTAATCTCTGTGTGACTTAGACTCATCGCCTTTGTTTCCACCATACTTACCTTCGTTAGTTTCGTAATCTCTGTGTGACCTAGACTCATCGCCTTTGTTTCCACCATACTTACCTTCGTTAGTTTCGTAATCTCTGTGGGACTTAGACTCATCGCCTTTGTTTCCACCGTAATCACCTTCACTCATTTCTTCTTCGTCAGCTTCTTCTTCTTCACCAATCTCGATTTCATATACCACTTCTTCTTCTGTTTCGTCTTCCCCTAAATGGTCACCCATTGTTTCGGAAACTTCTTCTTCTGATTCACCTAACTGAATAACGTATTCAGTATCGGTCTCTTCGTCTGATAAATGAACGTCACCACCGTCTTGTTTTACAATGATACCGTCTTCTTCACCCATAGCTTTAAATACCTTTAGTATTTCGTCATCAGAAGCTGCGGTTAAATCGAGAGGTAAAAGAACTTCTTCTTCATCATCAACTTCCAAGTCGTCACCAGGTAAATCGGTCATTAACATTTCCTCATCACCCAAGTCTAACTCTTCGTCGTTATCAGATTCCATATCGTCACCCATATCAAGACCTAAATCTTCAAGGGCATCTTCCATGTCGTCTTCTGCATCATCAACTTCAACATCTTCAATGTCAATCTCTTCCTGTTCGGACATTTCAACATTTTCTTCAGTCTCCATTTCAGACACTTCTTCAACCTCTTCTTCATTAAGAGATTCTTTTACTAATTCACTGATTTCTTCCTTCATAGTAGAAGCAAGTATTCCTTTTGCATTATTAGTTATGGCTTCTTGTAGATTTTCCATCTGCAATAAAGCTTCTTCAACTAGGTTTTTTTTGTCTGCCATATTATTTTTTTGCAAAAAAGTTTATTATAGTTATCATATAAATATGTTAAATATGAAAAAAGTGTTTTTTTAATAACTTTAAGCAAAAAAAAATCGGGGATAACCCCGATTCAAAAATCTTTTTTTTATTTTAAATTACTCATACACCTCGTCGATTTTACTCTCAACACACGCTGTGATTCTCCAATCGTAAACAAAATCCTTAAAGTTTTGAGTAACTTTAGCTTCAACGTCAGTTACGTTAAAACCCTTAACAAGTTTTTCTTCTCTAACTTTTTTAATTTTACCTGAGTTTTCATCAGGGAGGTCATACTGAACTTTTGCCACAAAATACTTTTCGTCCATGTTTTTTTATTTAAAAGGTTTAATAACCTAAATAATCGGAAAGTCTTTTCATTAAGTCAACACTTTTACCTAAACCACCATCAATCTTTGGTTCTTGTGACCTTAACTGAGTCTCTTCCTCTAAACTTTCTTCATACTTACCCTTATCATTTTTATCTAAGAATAGATATGCACCTGGTGTAGATGGAGATGAAACTAAATCAAAACAGATTAATTCAAAATCGTCTTGTACTTCATTTCTTTCACCTTTCTTTACTAATGAGCCAACACCACGAGAAGAAACACCCATAGTGACTCCTTGTCTCATTAAATTAGCCGCTTGGTCACCTGGACACGAAACTACACCCTCTGTATGAAATCCAGGTGAGGTCAATAATTTAATCTTTCCCATAAGTGTGTTACCTTCCCACCATACGTCTGTGATTAAGTGTGAGACACGGTCCAAATCTATCAAAGATGATTCAGGGTGGTTAAGTTCAGATATTGATAATCCTTTTTCGATTGCTTTTTTATAAACGTCAGCTTCTCTACGTAAAATCTTTTCAGGATACACTCTACCGTTTCTATTGGGGGTATCGTATTTTTGTAACGTCGCGTAAAACTCAAATGGTTTTGAATGGTCTAATTGACCATAAGACTCTTTTATAACTTGTGCATTACGGCTATCGTTAGGATTTACAAATCCGGCATCCCACTCTACTAAGATACCTTTACCTGAATCGTTTGGTCCTAAAATCTTCATGTTTTTTCTTTATAAATATATCAGACCACTTCTTTTGTCGTTTTACTCTTGTGTATTTCAAAATACTTCATACCTCTTAAGCAATCGGTATACACTGCTTGAATGACTTTTTTAACATTTTCTTTTAGTTTTGTTGATTTAAAATCTAAGTGATTTTTAAGATATAAAGTAATTTCTAAGTTCATAAAACTTCTTTTACCTCTTTGTATTCCACTACTTCTTAAATCTAAATCCACTATATTATGTTTTTCGAACACTTCGGTATTTAAAACTTCTAATAAAACGTGTTTAATATTGCGTTCCATAATCCCTGTCGCTCTATCCCAACTCTCAAACTCTTTTATGGGTTCTACCCATGATTGTAAAACAATATAAACTGTTTTTAAATTTTTGGCATCTACTGTACCGTAATAACATTTTGCGTCATTGAATATTTTTAATTGTGACGTTTTTCCTTTTTTCATATAAATCCATACTTACAAAGTTTATTGATTTGTATTAAATATACTATATTTGTAGTTATATGTCAAAAACATATATTTATAGATAAACAAATTTATATATGCTAATTATTAAGGTAAAAAATAAGAACATAGAGGCGGCTCTTAAAAACTACAAATATAAAGTTTATAAGACTAAGCAACTTCAGAACCTTAATAAAAATAAGGAGTATACAAAACCCTCTGAAGAAAAAAGAGAGAGTCAAAAAAAGGCTATATACCTGAACAAAAAAAGAAACGACCTTTAAGATTTAGGACCATTTAAGATATTTTCTATCCTCCGTTATTCCTCGACACCTTTAGTTCTTGAAAATTTTTCAAGTGTGGTAAATCCTAACCCCGCACCTACAATATACATCATACCGTCCCACACATATTTTTGTAACGGTATATCCATAAAAATGTTAGCAACAAAGGCAATACACATCATGAAAAATGCGATTATGGTAACAAACCTTTTTGATGACTTTTGACCATCAACGTCACCTAATAATGATGTAAAAAATCTTTTCATTATAACCCCTTTTCTAATTGCTTAAGTCTATAAAGAGATGTAAGGGTATAATCAGTTTCGTTTATTTTATTTAAAGTTTTTTGAATCTTTTCTTTAAGTTCGTTATCGTTAGATTCATTTAAATTATTACTTAATTTACTATAGACAGATTTCTTAGACTTATCTATTTCCTCTATTAATTGGTTCTTATTTAGTGACGTAAAAAATTTAAACTCTTTTTTCTCTTCCTCATTAAGTGAAGAAAACTCTTTATTAAATGTTTTAGTGGCAATCTGTAACATAGAAGAAATAGGTATATTCAAACTAGATTCATTTATTTCAACTATATCATTACTTAATAAATTTTTCTTAATTCTATTTTTAGATTCTAATAATGACTCTAGATTTTTAGTTACATTTTTAGTATAAACTTGAATATCGATATCACTGTAATTGTTATTAGTTTCAATAACTAATTGGTTAATCCACTGACTAATTTTATTAATTTCATTTTGGTTATCATCAATTAAACTTCTTAGTTGTTCAAACGATTCAGAGATATACTCATCTACAATAGTTTCGTTTAAACCTTTTTTAGATGATAATTCATCGTAAATAAAATATACTTCGCATAAGTCACTATTTTCAAGTATCATAGATTTAAATGACTTAATATGAGTTTTAAAATCTTGTTTTCCGTAAGTTGATTCGAATAACTTTTCAATCTTGGTTTTGATGATTCCGAATGATGTCATGATATTTTTTTATATAAATATCATGTAAGTAGTATTATTCACAATTTAGTCATTTAGAAGTGAATTCAACTTTTTTTCTATTTCCCCTAAAGACTGTCTACCTTTAGATAAGTCTAATATACTTTTACCTTTTATTAAGTCGTCCTCGACTAATAAATCTAAGTCTTTATTTCTTACTAGTCTTTCGGTTGGAGTTTCTTCGGGTGCAGTGTCTCCCCCTCCTTCATCACCACCTAAATCACCACCTAAGTCACCACCTAAGTCACCACCTAAGTCACCACCTAAGTCACCACCTAAGTCACCTGTACCTGAATCAGTTGT